TTGAAACTCTCTTATCTTTGGATGTGACGGATAGTAAAATCAAGAAACAACTTGAAGAAATGGGTATGGCTGGCAATAACGAGGCTTTGCTAGCCTTTGCAACTTTTCAGCAAGCGGTAAAAGGCAATCAAAAAGCGACTGAGAACATAATCAAGCTGACCAATACTAAAGATAAATACGATATACAGGAGCAGAAAGAACGTATCAAAGCGCTCAAACATGAAAATAGAGAGCGTGCTGAAGCCGAGAAAGGCTCAAATGAAATAATTGAGATTGTGGATGCATGGGCTGACGATGTGAGGGGGGCAACAGATGACCTTTAATGTTCAGAAGAATATCAACCCTCATTTTAAATCTGTATGGACATCTAGCTTGCCTTACAATGTGCTAAGAGGTGGCCGTAACTCTTTTAAATCGTCAGTTATCGTGCTGAAGCTAGTTTATATGATGTTGAGATATATCAGAGTTGGAGAAACAGCAAATATAGTTGTTATTCGTAAGGTAGCCAATACAATACGAGATAGTGTTTTTAATAAGGTTTTTTGGGCTTTAAACTTATTTGGCATGGGTAACAAATTTAAAAAAACAGTAAGCCCGTTTCAAATCATACACAAAAAGACAGGATCAACATTTTACTTTTACGGTCAAGATGACTTTCAAAAGCTCAAGTCAAATGATATTGGGAACATCATAGCAGTTTGGTATGAGGAGGCTGCTGAATTTAGTAATCAAGAGGATTTTGACCAATCAAACGTGACGTTCATGAGGCAGAAACACCCACGCGCCAAGTTTGTACAATTCTTTTGGAGTTACAACCCACCTAGAAATCCATATAGTTGGATTAATGAATGGTTTGAGAGCATCAAAACAAATAAGAACTATTTAGCTCACTCAAGCACCTATCTTGATGATGAACTCGGATTCGTTACTGAGCAGATGCTAGAAGATATAGAGCGTATCAAAGAGAATGACTACGATTATTACAGATACTTATATCTAGGTGAGGCAGTGGGACTAGGTAACAACGTGTATAACATGAGTATGTTTCATCCATTGGATGCTTTGCCTAGTGATGATAGGTTGATAGGTATATCTTTTGCGCTAGATGGTGGACATCAACAGTCAGCAACGGCTTGTTGTGCTTTTGGGATAACAGCTAAAGGAAAAGTAATATTACTTGATACCTGGTACTACTCACCTGCTGGCCAAGTGGTCAAGAAAGCACCTAGTCAGCTATCCAAAGAGATATATACTTATATACGCTCAGTTATTGAGAAGTACAGAGTACAAGCCTTACAATATACAATAGATAGCGCCGAGGGAGCGTTAAGAAACCAGATGTTTCTTGACTTTGGTTTGAAATGGCATCCAGTCGCTAAACTTAGAAAAGTGACTATGATTGACAGTTTTCAATCTTTGCTTGCTCAAGGTCGCTTTTACTATCTCAATACAGAGAATAACAAGATATTTATTGAAGAACATAAGATGTATCGTTGGGATGAAAAGACTATCAAATCTGATAATCCTAGCGTTATCAAAGAAGATGACCATACATGCGACACAACACAGTATTTTGTGCTAGACAATGCTAAATTACTCGGTTTGCGTGTTGGTAACGTATAGAGGAGGGCAATCATGAGCCTATTTCAGAAAGTGAAAGACTTTTTTAGTCGAGGGAGGTATTACATGCAGACATCAAACCTTAATAGTATTTTGGAACATCCAAAAATTGCAGTGACTCAAGAGGAGTATGACCGGATCAAGAGAAACCTAGTCTACTATCAATCAAAATGGGATGATGTTCAGTACAAGAACACAGATGGAGATATCCAATCCCGCCCAATGAATCACTTGCCAATTGCAAGAACAGCATCGAAGAAGATTGCTAGCTTGGTTTACAATGAACAAGCGACCATTACGGCAAAAGATAGCACTTTGAGCGAGTTTTTAGATGATATGCTAATCAACGATAGATTTAACAAAAACTTTGAAAGGTATTTAGAGAGTGCATTGGCACTTGGTGGCCTAGCTATGCGGCCTTACGTTGATGGCGACAAGATCCGTGTGGCATTTATTCAAGCTCCTGTATTCTTTCCGCTAGAAAGCAACACACAAGACGTTTCTAGTGCTGCAATACTTACTAAGACTATCAAATCTGAGGGGCGTAAGAACGTTTATTATACGCTTGTTGAGTTTCATGAATGGGTGACAGCAGATGGGCAAGAAACAGGTAGTACAAACGATAAGAAGTATTATCGCATTACAAATGAACTTTACAAGTCAGATGTGAATGATGTGCTAGGCCAACGTGTGAACTTGAGTGAACTAGACAAGTACAAAAATTTAGAACCTGTAACAGTATTTGAAAACCTATCAAGACCGCTGTTTACTTATCTAAAAACTCCAGGTATGAATAACAAAGACATCAACAGCCCCCTTGGATTATCAATCTTTGATAACGCAAAGACGACTATTGATTTTATCAATCGCTCTTATGACGAATTTATGTGGGAAGTGAAGATGGGGCAACGTCGTGTTATTGTTCCAGAGCATTTGACACAAAGACAATATCAACGACAAGACGGAACGATAGATTTTAGACCACGGTTTGATGTTGAGCAGAATGTTTATATGCAGATTGGCGGCTCTAGCATGGATGCCGGGGGCATTACAGATCTTACCTCACCAATTCGAGCAAATGATTACATTTTGGCAATTTCAGAGGGATTGAAACTCTTTGAAATGCAGATTGGTGTATCAAGCGGGATGTTTACATTTGATGGTCAAGGGATGAAAACAGCAACAGAGATTGTCAGCGAGAACTCAGACACCTATCAAATGCGAAATAGCATTGTTGCACTTGTTGAGCAAGCTATCAAAGAGCTTTGTGTTTCAATGTGTGAACTTGGTAAAGCAGTAGGGGTTTACAGCGGAGAAATTCCAGAGCTTGATGATATTTCAGTTAATTTAGATGATGGAGTATTTACTGATAGGCATGCAGAGCTTGATTATTGGGCTAAAATGGTAGCAGCAGGCTTTTCAACGAAGAAACGAGCGATTGGAAAAACTTTGAACCTTTCTGATGCTGAGGCAGAAAAAGAATTCAATGCTATCAATAGTGAATTGCCGCCTATGAATGATGCAGAGCTTGCTATTTATGGTATGCACAACCAAAACGAGGAGGAAGAAGATGACAAAGTATAAGAAAAAACCAGTTGTAATTGAGGCGATTAGGTTTATTGGGTCAAACTATGAAGAAATCAGAGAGTTTATTGGTCAAAACACCTTGTGCTCTGATTTAAGTATTGTAATTTCAACGCTTGAGGGAGATATGGTAGCTCAAAAGGGGGATTATATCATTAAAGGTGTGCAAGGTGAATTTTATCCATGCAAGCCAGATATTTTTGAAGAAACCTATGAGGTAGTTAGCGAGGCTTGATTATGAGCAATAAAAAGAAACAACTCACAATCAATGACCAACAGTTTTCTTTGCAGATGCAGGGAGTGGGGGATATTTACGAAAAATTACAGATTGATCTCTTTGATCGTATGATAAAACGTTTGAAAGAGCGTGGTTCTATTGATTTGATAAGAAATCCTTATATCTGGCAGTTAGAGAAACTAAATGATATGCACATGCTCAACGAACAGAATCTAAAGCTGATTTCAGAGCGTACAGGAATTGCTGAAAGATTGTTGCGTGATGTAATTGAGAATGAGGGCCTGAAAGTCTATACAGACACTAGACAACAACTTGAAGAAGATTTGAATAGAAATCCTACTAGACAGATTTCAAATGCCGTAACAGACAGTTTGGAGGCTTATTCTAGACAAGCAGTTAGTGATTTAAACCTCATTAACACAACTTTGCCAAAGAGTTTACAAGCGGCTTATAAGTCGATTGTTGAGGAAACGGTCGCTCAAGTAGTGGCAGGCACTAAAACAAGTGATAGAGCCTTACATGATACCATCATGAAATGGCAGAAGAACGCTTTTACGGGCTTTGTCGATAAAGGCGGGAGGCATTGGAAAGCTGATAGCTATGCGAGGGCTATTATCAAGAGCACAACATACAAAGTTTATAACGAAATGCGTACTAGACCTGCTGAGGAGTTAGGAGTAGATACTTTTTACTATTCGATGAAAGCAATGGCTAGACCTGCTTGCAGTCCGTTACAAGGGCAGGTAGTTACAAAAGGGGCGGGTAGGGAGTTAGATGGGATAACTATCTATTCATTATTGGATTATGGGTATGGAACAGCAGCAGGATGTTTAGGGATACATTGTGGCCATTATCTGACACCGTTTATTGTTGGAGTTCATGAGTTACCGAATTTACCAGACTATCTGAAGAATCTAACACCAGAACAAGCCGAAGAAAATGCACGCATTGAAGCAGGTCAAAGAGGCCTTGAGAGACTTATCAAGACACATAAAGAGCGATTGCATTATGCTCATACCTTGCAAGATGACAAGATGATAAAAGCTGAGCGATTGAAAGTTAGAGAGTATCAAAATAAGATCCGTAACTTGATAAATCAGCATGATTTTTTAACAAGAGATTACAGACGAGAGAAATTATATGTTTCATAAAGGATTTGTGTTTCACAAGTCCTTTTTTTGTGTTTAAAACCGTAAAAAATCCCTATCCATCAAAGGTATATTGAGAGAGTAAATAATATTTTGCTTGAGGTGGGAGTTGTCCACCTAAAAAAGAACTAGGAGGGTACAAATGGCATTTACAACTGAAGAACTACTCAATCTTGGGTTGACAGAAGAACAGGCTAAGTCAGTCTTTGCTTTGCGAGGAAAAGAGCTGAATGAGGACAAATCAGCCTTAGAAACTATCACACAAGAGCGAGATAGTCTCAAAACACAGTTGCAAAAGGCAGAGGAGCAAGTCGAACACTTGAAATCGCTTGAAGGTATCAGCGCTAAACAAAAAGAGGCGATTGATGAATTACAAGCTGAATATGACAAGTATAAAAATGAAGCTGCCGCTGAACTTGCGCAAACTAAAAAGGTTAGTGCTATCAATCTAGCTTTGAAAGATACAAATGCTTTCAATCCAGACAAATTGATGAAATTCATTGATGTTGATGCTATCCAGTTAGACGAAAACGGGAAACCTCAGATTGATGAAGTAATCAACGGTTTAAAAGAAAGCGATCCATATCTATTCAAAAGTGAAGAAAGTAAGCCTAGCCCAAATATTTTACCTCAAGGTAATCCAGCGGGTGAGGGAGCAGGTGAAGTCGACCCATTCCAAGCGATTATTGACGGGTATGGCAAATAACAGAAAGGAGATTACAAATGCCAAGTAATCAAAACAACGCAGTGCGCCGCTACGAGAAACAATATGCGGGCATTCTTGAGACAGTTTTTGGAGTGCGGGCAGCATTTTCAAACGCTCTAGCACCTATTCAGATTTTGGATGGGGTACAAGAAAACTCTACGGCTTTCTCAGTTAAAACAAACAACACACCAGTCGTAATTGGAGAGTACAAGACAGGCGCAAACGATGGTGACTTTGGCGATAATACAGGCGCTCAGTCACGCTTTGGTGATTTGACAGAAGTTAAGTATGACAATACAGACGTCAACTATGACTATACCCTTACAATTCATGAGGGGCTTGACCGTTACACAGTTAACAATGACCTTAACGCTGCAATCGCTGATCGCTTGAAATTGCAATCAGAGGCGCAAACTCGAACAATGAACAAGCGGATTGGCAAATACTTGTCAGAAAGCGCTGCTAAATCTGAAGCTCTTGCTGATTTCACAGATGACAAAGTAAAAGCTTTGTTTAATAAGTTGTCAGCTTATTACACAAACAACGAAGTTACAGCGCCAGTTACTGTTTACTTGCGTTCAGAACTTTACAACGCCATTGTCGATATGGCCTCAGTAACAAGTGCTAAAGGGGCGACCATCTCCCTTGATGAGAATGGGCTACCAAAATACAAGGGCTTTACCTTGGAAGAAACGCCAGCACAATACTTTGAGACAGGAGTTATTGCTATCTTCTCACCAAACGGTATTGTCATTCCATTTGTTGGTATCTCAACAGCCCGTGTTATCGAAGCTGAAAACTTTGACGGTGTGAAATTGCAAGCAGCTGCTAAGGGTGGTACTTACACTCTTGATGACAACAAGAAAGCAATTTACAAAGTCACAGGAACAATTGTGTAGGAGGTAGAACATGGCACTTTACAAAGCAACCAAAAATCTTTTCTTTGAACAGCTCAACAAAGATGTGATCGTTGATGACATTATTGAACTTGATGAAGATTATGCTAAAGAAGTCAACAAGAAACTAAAAAATGCTTTTCCAGATGTGAAAAATGTTTTGGAACTTGTTGACAAAAATGGAACGCTAGAACCAGAAGAAGATGCCCCATCGGTAGATGATGCATATCAGGCAACTGTTGAAGATTAAATAAGGGGTGGCAACACCCTTTATTTTTAAGGGAGGTTACGCATGACTTATTTAACTCAGGATGAATTTACTAAGCTAGGTTTTGATGAAGTTGAAAACTTTGAAAAATTGGCAAACAGGGCAAAGATAGCGATTGACCTATACACTAACGGTTTTTATCAGAAAGGCATTGACTTTGAAAAAGAAATTGCCTATCGAAAAAATGCTGTTAAGCTTGCTATGGCATTCCAAATCGCCTATCTCGATGCCTCTGGTATTATGTCAGCGGATGATAAGCAACTAGCCAACAGCGTCTCTATTGGCCGTACATCAATCTCTTATAGCACCTCACAAAGTACCTCAGCAGGTCAGCAATTTAATTTGTCTATGGATGCTGAAAATACTTTGAGACAAGCTGGCTTTAGCCTAGTTGTTGGAGTTGCCTATGATCGATAAACGACTATTAAAAGGGATTGACAAACGTTTGTTAAAGGATGTCCTGACCATAAAAAAAGTAGCTGATAAAAACGATTATGGGGATGAAGTATATTCAGAACCGTTGACTATTAAAAATGTACGTTTTGATAGATCAGTGGGGGTATCTGGTAATCGTAACTCAAAAACTGGTACAGGAAATTCCAAATCAAGGCAAAAACAAGGGGTTATATACCTCTATCCCTCGCTATCTTTTGTGACAGTTGATAACAGTTGGATGGGTGCAAAAGTTAACGATGGGATAGGAGATTACACAATTAATGGATTTCAAACTAACTATTATGATGGTGAGATATTCAGTCAAGAAATTGAGGTGATCTAATGAGTATTGCCATTAAAGTCGACTTGCAGAAAGCTAAACATAAACTTTCAAGAGAATCCATGACAAGAGGAAAGATTGCAGTCGCTAGCCAAATCTTGCTAGACGATGAGCAATATATTCCCTTGAGAGGAGGAGCTTTAAGAGCCTCTGGTCGAATCATCGGGCAAGGTGATGCTGTTGTTTATGGCACGGTTTACGCTAGGGCACAATTTTACGGTTCAAACGGTATTGTCACCTTTAGGAGATATACCACTCCAGGTACAGGAAAACGATGGGATCAAGTTGCTACTAGCAAGCATGCTGAAGAATGGGCTAGAGCTTTTGTGAAAGGAATGGGTCTTTAATGCGAGAGAATGACTTTCAAAATGTACTTTTAAAGCATATCAAGACTTTAAATTTACCAATTCAACCACGCTTTGATTATTTTGAGGATGACAAGGATGACCTGGTTATCAATCAGATACCAGGTGGAAAAGTGGACAAGGAGTATATGGATGGCACACAAGAAGTTTCTTTGCCATTTGAAATTGCCGTAAAGGCAAAAAATAACTCAGTAGCCAATGACACTATCTGGTTAGTCACCTCAGAACTATCAAAGATAGACTTAGTTTTGCCAAGTGACAATAATTCTTATGAATATATGGGAATGGAAGTCAGCAGACCTGCCATGAAAGGTAAGGATGAGCAAGGCTATTATTATTACACAATTGAAATTGTGGCGAAAATCGTAATTGAGAGGAAAAAACAATGAGACAAAAAAACGCCCTACGTGGCCACTTTGTAGCTCCGTACAACAACGGAACAGAACCGACTGAAGATAAGTGGGTTGAACTTGCTAAATGGATCTCAGACGTATCAGATGATACAGATGAGAAAACAGATGATCAAGCATACTATGACGGTGATGGAGTTGAAGAAACAACGGTAGTCAGCGTAAAAGGTGCTTATACCTTTGAGGGGACTTATGATCCAGAAGATAAGGCACAGGCTCTTATTGCTGGCATGAAGTACAAAACAGGTGATGACCGGAAGTTATGGCACAAAGTTGTATCTTCTGACAAGAAAAAACAATGGGTAGGAGTTGCAACAGCAACGGACATCAAAGCTGGCTCTGGCGCTGCCTCTGACTATGAGGCGTTCGGATGTAAGCTTTCTTATAACTCAACGCCAAAAGAGACAGGCATTGGGTAATAGCTTTTGATAAGGGCGGGCATTGAGCCTTGCCCTTTTTTTACAAGATAAAGGAGTAGAAATATGACAGATATTCAGATTGAACTAAAACGTACAGGATTTCCAGTAAAAATCGGAGAAGTAGAGCTATGGTTTGATACAAGTCAAGAGAGCTTAATGCGATTTTATGACATGGAAGAAGAACTCCAACGTCGCCTTGTCCAGTATGAATTGGATGTGGTAACTGCAAATATTGATAACAAAATTGAGCGTGATGGCGTTACAAAGGAAGTAGTTGCTGGGGCTATTGAATTGGAGAAGAAGCAGCTTGAAATTCAATATGATCTTATTTTTGGTGATGGTACATTTGACAAGTTGTATTCTGTATATCCAGATTATAACGCCCTAAAAAACGCCCTAGAACAGACTGCAATCATGTTGCATGAAAAGTTGGAAGAAGTTGCTGAACAACATGAAAAGGTGGTGAAAGAGCGTGCTAGTCACTATTTAAACAAGGGGAAAGTCACTCCAATCAAGAACAACAAGAAACACAAAAAGAATAAAAAGAAATAGCTAGGTAAAAATTATGTCTATGAAATTAAATGATGCTTTAATCACAAGTTTCTCTATTGATGATAAGGAGTATGACATAGACTTGTCTTTTAATAAGGTTCTTGATGTTTTTGAAATCTTGAAAGAGGAGGAAATGACGCTCCTAGAACAAGCTCAGTTGATTGTCCATTTGCTAACTGGACAAGAATTATACGACATCAAAGAGGTTGTGGACTGTTGGATCTATATCAAAGAGCATTTTTTAGAAATTGAAAAAGAAACCGTTCAGTATGATTTACTAGGCAATCCAATGCCAACAGCAAAAAATGAAGAAGAACAAGAAAAGTTGATTGATTTTGAACAAGATGCAGAATACATTTACGCTAGTTTTTTACAGGCTTATGGCATCAACCTCTTAAAGTCTCAAAATAAGTTGACATGGACAGAATTTAAAGCACTTTTGAACGCTTTGCCAGATAACACAATCATGCAACAGATTATAGAAATCCGTGCCTGGAAACCAGAATATGGTGGTGATAAGAATAAAATGCGCAAATTACAAGCTAAATATAGTTTAGGAAAGGAGGGAGAAGATAATGGCTGATGGAAAAGTTACCATCATTGTAGACGTTGATGGCAATAAAGTCAAGGTTCTAAATGATGAGTTAGACAAGACAGCACAGAAAGGTGACAAAGGGAGTAGCTCCCTAAAGAAATTTGCGGTAGGTAGTGCAGTTTTCCAACTTGCCGCTAAAGGTGCTGAACTTTTGGGAGAGGCTTTAGGAAGTGCTATTCAGCGTTTTGATACCCTTGAAAGTTATCCAAGAGTGATGCAAGCGATGGGACATAGTACAGAGGATGTCACGCGCTCAACTAAGAAACTTGCCAATGGGATTGAGGGCTTGCCTACTACTTTAAATGAAGTGGTAGGTACAGCTCAACGCCTTACCTCGATTACTGGCGATATAAACAAATCAACAGATTTAACACTTGCTCTTAATAATGCATTTCTTGCTTCAGGATCATCTAGCGCGGATGCAAGCCGTGGCTTACAACAGTTTAGCCAGATGTTATCAGCAGGTAAGGTTGATATGCAATCGTGGAAAACCTTGCAGGAGACTATGCCTTATGCTTTACAAAAGACTGCTGAATCATTTGGTTTCGCTGGCCAATCTGCTCAAAACGATTTCTATTCTGCACTAAAAGAGGGACGTATCACTTTCGACCAATTTTCAAGCAAATTGGTTGAGTTGAATGGTGGTGTTGGTGGTTTCGCTGAGCTTGCAAAATCTAATAGTAAAGGGATTCAAACCTCTTTTGGAAACTTAAAAAACGCGGTTGTTAAGGGCGTTGCTAACACTATCAAGGCGCTTGATGACTTAACAAAGGCAGCAACAGGAAAAACAATTGCTGAAAACTTTGATGCGCTGAAAGTGATTATCAATGCCGCTTTTGGTGTGATTGTCAATGTTATTAAGGCTAGTACACCTGTTTTTCAGACTTTGTTTAGTATTTTAGGTACTGGAATTTCTGTCATCTCATCTTTGACACCGGTTATTATTAGTTTGGTTTCTGCTTTGGTGGCTATGCGTGTCGCTAATGAAGCTATAACAGCAACAAAAAACTTAATTAATGCCTGGCAAACATTCAAAACAACGGCCACAGGAGCAATACAGATTATTAATTTAATGACTGCTGCACAGGCAACTTGTGGAACAGTTACAAAAGCTCAAATGGTAGTTAACTTGGCTAATAACGGGGCTTTGACAGCATCTACTGTACTTTATGGTGTATTGACCGGTGCTATTAGTTTGCAAACTGCTACAACTATTGCTGCGACTGCTGCAACAACAGCATTTAAAGCGGCATTAGTTGCCTTAACTGGCCCTGTTGGGTGGGTAATTGGTGCTATTGGCTTGCTTGTTGGAGCTGGGGTTGCATTGTGGCAATGGCTGACTGCTGAGAGTGAGGAAACAAAACGACTTAAATCTGAACAAGAGGAGTTAGTCAAGAGTACGGATCAATTAACAGATTCTGTTAAGCAAAGTGCAAAAGAACGTCAAAAAAATCTTGAATCTGTAAAAGGTAATACAGAATCTTATCAAAAGTTGGCTGATGAAATTGTTCAACTTTCTCAAAAAACAAATAAAACTGCAGCAGACAAGAAAAACCACAAGAAAAAGATTGATGCTTTAAATGCCTCAGTTAGCGGTTTAAATCTGGCCTATGATAAGAACTCTGATTCTTTGTCTCACAACAGTGATCAAATCAAAGCTAGAATCTCAGCGATGGAGGCAGAATCAACATGGGAGGCATCTCAAAAAAACTTGCTTGATATTGAACAAAAGCGTGCTGAAATTGGCGAGCAACTGAAGCAGATTGCAGAACAACGGAATAAATGGAATGAAGAGTCTAACGTTAGCGATAGTGTTCGTAAAGAGAAATTGCAAGAACTCAATGACAAGGAAACTGAGCTGAAAAATACTCAGACAGAATTGCAAACTGAGTACGAAAAAACATCTCAAGTTCAACAGGCGGCATCTGAAGCTATGGCTGCTGCTGCTGAAAGTGGGTCAAATAGACAAGTTGTATCATACGAAAGTATGTCAAAGGCTCAACAAAAGGCTATTGATGACATGCGTACTAAATACAATGAATTACTTGAGACAACTACGAATATGTTTGATCAAATCAAATTCAAGTCAGCGATTAGCGTTGATGAAATGATTGCTAACCTCCAAAAAAACCAAGAGGCGGTTGATAATTGGGCTACTAACCTAAATACTTTGGCAGAGCGTGGAGTAAATGAGGGTATTTTGGCCAAATTGAAAGCAATGGGGCCAGAGGGTAGCTTGTATGTCCAAGAGTTGGTAAACGCATCAGATGAAAAACTAGCAAGCTTAAACGAAGTGTTTGCTAAAGGTGGTGAATCAGCAATGAAAGGTTTGACAGCTGGGATGGACACAGGTGCGCTAGGTATCACAGATCAGATTAAGGGTATCATACAAAGTCAAGTTTCAAGTCTGCAAGAGGAAATTGAGGCTGCTGACTTTCCAGGTAAAGGGGAAAATATACCTGAAGGTGTTGGAGCAGGTATTGCTGCTGGGGCTAAATTTGCAAGTGAAGCTTCTAAAAACATGGCTACCGAAACAAAAGAGGCTTTTACAAGCGAAATGGACATCCATTCGCCATCTCGGGTATTTAACGAATATGGTGGATTTATCACTGATGGTTTAGCTGAGGGTATTGATAACGGCGCAAATAGCCCTATAAATGCTGTAACTGTTTTAGCTGGTCAAATTGGTGCTCCATTTAATGGAATCCATTATCAGTTCGTCTCTATTGGTGAAATGGCTATGGCAGGTCTTAATGCTGGACTTAGTAATGGTGCTGGATCTGTACTATCAACAGCAAACTCAATTGCTGAAAGGGTAAAAGCGACCATCAAGAGCGCTCTAGATATCCACTCACCATCTAGGGTCATGCGTGATGAAGTCGGACGATTTATCCCTCAAGGGATTGCTGTTGGTATTGATGCGGATGCTGGAGTTGTTAAAAAATCCATGTTGCGATTGAAAGAAAGCATGATGATTGATGCTAGACCAGAAATTGCACTTGGTTTAAACAAAAAATTAGGTGTTCAAGTGACTGTTAAGCAAAGTAGTAAGCAGACAATAGCTGAGAAAATCAAGGTTACTATGGATAAATCTAGCGAATTGCTAGAGAAAGCCCTAGATGTAGCAGAAACAGCGGTCAAACGCCCAGCAGCTATGTACTTTGATGATGGTACTTTAGTCGCTAAAACAGGCGATAAATTCGCTAAATATCAGTCAGAGCAACTCAGACGGGAAAATAGAATGAGAGGTATTCTTGAATGACGAAAACAATGAATTTTAACGGCGTTGATATGTCTAGGTATTTTCGTATAACTGATATTATCCGCCCGATTGGTAACAAGAGGAGCGTGTCAACCGATAACGCCCCTCTTTTGGGCGTAAATATCCAACAGGTAAAGATTGATGGGAAAGAGCATACTATCAAGTTTACAATGTTTGCAGAAAATCCGGTTGCTATGGAAAGCCTCAAGCATGAGCTTGCCGGTGTTTTGAAAGTAACTGAGCCGGTCAAAATCACCTATGGAGATGAGCCGGATAAGTATTATCTAGGTATGCCGGTTGATGATGTTACGCCGGATAATGTTGCTAGATGGATGCAAAAATCAGAAATTAAAATCTTGATCCCGGATGGAGTGGCACACAGTACAGTTTATAAAGACTTTAACAGCGACTCAAACGCTCAAGTCACAGCGGATAAAATGATTTTTAACCTCAATAATAATGGTACAGTTGAGGCTTTCCCGATTATCAGAGTCAAGCATAATGCTGAGAATGGATATATTGGCCTTGTCAATAATAATACAGCGTTTGAGATGGGAAACCGTGAGGAGGCTGATACTGGTATTGTTAAGAAGTCCGAGGTCTTGCTTGATTTTAGAGGTGACAAAATCTCAGAGGCTTTCAATAGGGCTACAAAAAACAGGTCAATTACAAACTATGCCAATGAAAATGAAACAGGAACGCCAGAGCTCTTTAATCTTTGGGGTAAAAACCACGTTAAATTAAGAGAGCAACCAATACAAGGACGGTCTGAGCACTACTCAACCGGGTTATCTTGGGACATTCCAATAGATGCAGCGGGTGAAATAGGCTCATTAAATGATTATATATATTGCAAACAAGTATTTATTGCAGACTCAGCGAAACAATACGGGTATTTAAAAATAACTGTATCAGATACAGCCGGACAATTCCTTTATGGCGTGGAAACATTTAAACGTTCACTAGGTTTAGATTGTGAGTTTAACGTTTTAAGGCCGGATACCAAAGATAGATATAACTTTTTAAAACGGCTTATCTTTAAAGGGGCGGATGATAAGCGCTTAAATCCTTTTAGTAAAGATAGAGGCCAATTTGAAATCAAGCGTAATGATAACACGGTACAGGTATATTATGATGGCTCACATTACAAATTTGTTATCCCAGAAATCAAAGGGAAAAAGTCAGCTAAAATCCATGTTACGATAGGAGCTTTTCACGATAAGCCTATTGTATCGAATATGTACCTAGATGAGTTGATGTTTAGAAAAGACTTTGTACCTATGATTGGTGATATTCCTAATCGCTACTCTATGGGTTCAACGGCTGTAATCAATAGTGAAGATGATACGGTTTATATTGACGGTATCGCAAAATCTAATGAAGTTGTTGATGGTTCACAATGGCTAGCAATACCGCCCGGAAATTCTCAGCTAGAGATGTACTTTTCTAGCTTTATAAAGAAAAAGCCCACAGTAACAATCGAATTTGAGGAAAGGTGGCTCTAATCATGCTCTTAACTATTCATGATGCAAACTTGCAAAAGGTTGCTTTTGTCGATAATAGCAAACAGAATACGCTTAATTATTATGCTGATACATGGGTAAGGAGTTTGCCTACAGGATCCTCAACTTTTGAGTTTACAGTTTTTAAGAAAGCAATTAAATCAGATACAGCCTTGACTAAGGCCTATCAATACCTTAATGAAAGAGCATGGGTATCTTTTAGGTATAAAGGCAAGAGCTTTATTTTTAATGTTATGACAGTTGAGGAAGATGAGCAAACGATAAAATGTTATTGTGAAAACCTCAATCTTGAGCTTATCAATGAGATAGCTAACCCTTATAAGGCTACAAAGGCTATGAGCTTTGCAGAATATTGTGAGGCTATGGATTTATTGTATTATACTCACCTTTCTATTGGTATCAATGAAGTATCAGATAAAAAAAGGACTCTTGAGTGGCAAGGGCAAGAAACAAAACTTGCCCGCTTGCTCAGTCTAGCTAAACATTTTGATGCTGAGATTGAGTTTGATACACAATTAAACGCTGACAGCACTATTAAAAAGTTTAGTGTTAATATCTATCATGAGAATGATGATAATCATCAAGGCGTAGGCCGTATCAGAAACGATATACAGTTAAAATATGGCAAGAATATCAAATCAATCCGCCGTAAAGTTGATAAAACAGGTATCTTTAATACAATCCGCCCGACTGGTAAAAGAACGGTTAAAAATGCAGCTGGTGAAGATGTCGAGGAAGTGGTAACAATCCGAGGGCTTGACGATTGGAAGAAGTATAACAAGGACGGTATTTGTGAGTTTTATCAAAGAAATGAGTCTTTATATGCGCCTTTATCAATGCAGCTCTATCCCTCAACATTCTCACACGGTACAGCTGAGGATCAATGGACAAGAAAAGACTTTACCTATGATACTGACAATCCAAAAGAACTACGAACGCTGGCATACAAAGAACTCAGGAAACATTGTTACCCAGCTATCACTTACGAGGTGGACGGATATGTTGATGTTGAAATTGGCGATACAGTCAAGATACATGATGCGGGGTTTGCTCCTCTTTTAACTATCCAAGCAAGGGTATCAGAGCAGCATATAAGCTTTTCAAATCCGGCAAGTAATAAAACAGTATTCTCAAACTTTAAGGCTCTTGAAAATCAATTATCAGACGGCATACAAGAGGCTTTTGAGCGCTTGTTTGAACAGTCTAAACCTTACACAATCAAACTCTCAACTAGTAACGGTATCATTTTCAAAAATAATAGCGGTGAAAGTATTATCAATCCTACACTTTACAAAGGCGGCAAATTAATTTCAGCCGGGGTAACGTGGAGATGGAGCTTAAATGATAAAGTGACTACTGGTATGACCTATACAGTAAGAGGGCAAGAGGTAAGTAATGCAGTTACATTGACGATAGGCGCTTATATCGGTAATGATAGAGTGGCAGTTGATGAGCTCTCACTTGTAAATGTTTCAGATGGTCGAATTGGTACGCCCGGAAAGTCAACTCATATCCATTTTGCTTTCTCAGATAACCCAGACGGCTCTAACTTATCTTTAACAGATAACGATCAGCGCTATTATGGTTACTATTCAGATATGGAAGAAGTTGCTAGCACAGATAAAGCAAGGTATAAATGGTTTGACCGCTGGACAAAGATAAAAACAGACAAAGAGGAGTTAGAAAAAATCCTTGATACAAAGGCAGATCAAGGACTAACTCAAGAGCAGCTTAACGCTCTTAATGAAAAGGCTCAAATTTACGAGGCTGAGTTAAAAGCAAAGGCATCAATGGAGGCCTTTAGTGAGCTAGAGAAAGCTTATAATGTCTTTGTACAATCAAATGTTGAGGCTCAAGAGAAGTCTGAGACTGACTTAATCGAGGCTAGCCGTAGAATTGAGTTGCTTACTACTGAGTTTGGAGGTATGAAAGAGCTCAAGACTTTCATTGATACTTATATGAGCTTTTCAAATGAGGGTATGATTATAGGTAAGAGTGATGCTAGCTCTACAATTAAGGTATCTCATGACCGGATCTCAATGCTTTCAGCCGGGAAAGAAGTAATGTATATCTCTCAAGGGGTTATCCATATTGACAACGGTATTTTCACAGCCTCTATTCAAGTTGGACGCTTTAGAACTGAGGAGTACTACTTAAATCCGGATATAAATGTTATCCGTTATGTTGGTTAGGAGGGTAAAATGGCAAAATACAGTAATTCAAATAACGGTTTATACTTAAATGTATATATCGAGCAAGGCGCTCAGAATATTGCTGCGAATACAACTACTGTCAATTGGCGTGCGACAGTTAGTAGGCCGGTTTATTATCACACTTACAACTTACAAGGGGACAGTACGCTTTCTCTTAGTTTAGATGGGCGTAACGTTCACTCAAGCAATCCTAGATGGGAAGTTTGGGACGGAGAGGCTGAGCTTGCAAGTGGTTCAAGTGTTATCAATCATAATGCAGATGGTACTAAAACTTTTGCCCTTTCTTGCACGTTCAATCCTAACAACGGCTTACATAAAACAATGACAGTAAGGGCGAATATCAGCCTATCCTCTATACCACGATTGAGTAATTTGTCTATCGGTCAAGGGGTAATCGGTTCAAATCTTGCTATCACCATCAACAGACAAAACAATAATTTTACTCATACTTTAAGGTATTCATGGGCTGGTAAGAGTGGAACTATTGCTACAAATGTTGCAACTAGTCACTCATGGACTATCCCGGTTGACTTTGCTAATAATATCCCTAATTCTAACAGCGGTACAGGTACGCTCTATCTTGATACATATAGCGGCGATACCAAAATAGGAACTCAGAGCAAACAGTTTACAGCATCTATACCAAGTGGCCTTAAACCAAGCTTTACAGGTATCACTTTAACAGATACTCATGCCGCCGCTGGTGCTTTACTTTCTGGTAATGACTTTTTGCAGATTATCTCAGATATTAAAGTTACTTTCAATGGCGCTAATGGTACTTATGGATCTAAAATAACAGGGTATCGGGCTGAAATTGTCGGAAAAAATCATATTGTTACTGAAAACGGCGGGCGTTTAGGTATGATGAACTTTAAAGGCTCAGCATCTATCAGAGCTTACGTAATTGATAGTAGAGGGCAGCGCTCAGACACAAAGACTGTAAATATCAATGTACTAGAGTATTTTGCCCCCTCTTTCAGCTTTTCAGCTCTCAGAACTAGAGAGCATCCTAATGTATTGCAAGTGATAAGAAATGCCCGGATTGCCCCTATCACACAAGGGGGACGGCAAAGAAACACAATGGCTTTATCGTTCAAAGTTGCTCAACTAGGCAGCTCAAATTATACGGCTGATAATGGAAGTGCAACAGGTATCTATACAACAGTACATACACTGACTAATTCAGCCGCCAATCTATCGGGGAACTATCCGGCCAATAAATCCTTTCATGTAATCGGCAAGCTAGAGGATAAGTTTACAAGTGTTGAGTTTGCTTTTACAGTTGCTACTGAGAGCGTGGTAATGTCTTACGATAACTATAGACGTGTAGGTATCGGTAAAGTTGCAGAGTTTGGTAAACCGGGCTCTTTGGATGTACTAGGTGATATTTACTCAAACAATAAACCTATTCAGCAGTATCAGCTAACGGATAATAGAGGACTTGGTAAACTCATCAAACAGGATTTCAACGGCATGAAAGATACTGGTTTTTGGTGGATAGATGGCTCCTCTCCAAACAATCCATTTGGCAGTTCATGGGGGATGCTGGAAGTATTCAGACCTAATCCAAACACAAATGAATGTATTCAGCGTTTCACAACGTCTGTAGGATATATGGCTGTCAGAGAGAATGGTTTTGATAATAACTGGAGGCCATGGCGGTATATTGCTCAACAATCAGAGACCACTAATAATTCAGATTTTATTGCTACCTCTAAGATAGCAAAAAGGAAAATCGAGCTAGGTTGGTTTATCAATGGTAATGTAACAAGAAATGGTAATCTTGTCACAATTTCAACCGAAAGAAAAATAACAGATATTGCCACAATTTCAGACTATCGAGAAGTCAAAGAAACAATACCAGTAGGATTTAGACCAGCTCAAGAGGTTGACTTGGTTTTACAAGGATTGTCTAACTCAACTGTAACAGGTACAGCTATTTTGCACCTTGCCTCAGATGGTAAAATCCGTCTAACAAGCAAATCACCGGGCAATAAATATTGGACAGGTACAGTCACTTACATTACAAACGATCCTTACCCTTAAAAGCGTAAAAAACCCTACATTAAATAGAAGATAATAATTTCATAAAGGAGGAAAATATATGAAGTTAGAATATGGCTCAAAATCACAAGAATATGATGGTAGCGGTGCGGCATCGTCAACCAAAGTCACACTAGTAAATTCAGCGGGAGCAAATGTACCGGTATTCTTGCCGGCGGATAAAATCGGTTTATCCAATACAGAATTGTTTGACCTTGCCCTTGATGTAATCTATCAAGAAAACTTTCCACAGCGTGCTGAAAATGAACGCTTTAGCAAGGTAGATCAAGAGCTGCAAAAAAACAAAGAGGCAGCGGATAAAGCTGAGCAAGCAGTCACAGAAACTAAAGAAAATCTTGATACTGTTTCAGCCATTACAGAGGTACTAATTGCTCTTGCTGTTTCACAAAATGGAGGTATGCCAACTCATACTTATAATAAGGTTGCTAGCTTTGTCAAGCCTCTAGTTAAGAGCACTAGATACAATAATGGCGATATTGTCGCTATGCCTTATCCATATGATACCAATCCCAAATGGCCAAAGGGCACGCAGACTATCTTCAAATTCCAAATGCAAGCGACAGAGGGCTATACTTACAAAGACCAAGCGCCCTCTGATATGCTGCAGCAAGGTGTGCTTACTGTGGTCATGCCACGGATTGATTAAGGGGGATTTTATGTCATGGTCTGAACTTATCGAGAAAATGATACATGCAATCACTCAGCTAGCCCCCACAATTGGAGTTGTTGCGACTGGTTGGTTCGGCATGCGAGCCAGTAAAGCAGGTCACCTCAACCAAGAACAGTTCAAGGAGCTGAAGGGGGAATTGAGCACGATCCACGCTATCGGCGAGGATAATAAGCAAAAAATAACTGAAGTGAATGAAAAGTTAATAGTTCATGATGAAGCGCACCTAGTAACCATGTATCTACGTTTAGAACGTGATATTACTGTTGCTCTCACGCGTGGTTATACAACGGTTCATGAATCAGATATCGTTCATAAAATGCACTCTAACTACAAGAAGTTAGGTGGGAATGGGCGCATCGATGCCCTGTTTAACAAATTTGTAAATTTAGAAATTTTGGAGGAAAATACAAATGCAACAAATCAATGAAATTTTAATCAATGGAGCAGTAAGCATCCTAGTCATTTTACTAGGTATCGCAGTTAAGACAGTCAAAGACTACCTTGTCAAAAAAGGCGGAGAAAAGACTGTCAAAATCGTTGAAATCTTAGCTAAGAATGCGGTCAATGCCGTTGAGCAGGTGGCTGCTGAAACTGGATACAAGGGCGAAGAGAAGCTGGAGCAGGCTCGCACTAAAATCCGTGCTGAGCTTACAAAATACAATATCAGCATGACTGACAAGGACTTGGACACGTTCGTCGAGTCAGCAGTTAAGCAGATGAATGACGCATGGAAAGGAGAGTAATGATGGTAGAAATCATTAACCATACAATTTTTAATGGAATTTCAGGATCCCGACCAACTGAGCGACCAAAATATTATGTTTTACATAATGATGCTGGCTCAAAAAGTGCAAAGGCCTATATCGAATGGCTCCAAGAACGATATGACAATGGCCAGTCTGAACTTGGTTTTGCTCATTACTACATCACAAGAGATGCAATTGTGCGAGTCGAAGACACATACAATGGTTCGTGGTCTGCTGCTAACTACGATGCTAACATGAACTCTCTTAGCTATGAAGTATGCCAGCAGTTAAGCGCATCAGATGCCGAGTTCATTGAAAATGAAAATATGGTATTGCGCCAAATGGCCGAAGATATGGCTTATTATGGTGATACTCCAAATTATAGCAACATCAAGTTTCATAACGAGTTTTCAAGCACCTCATGCCCTGCTCGTTCCCTTGAATTGCACGGCGGATACAATGACAGCTTGCGTGACTATGTGATTGCTAAAATCAAGCATTATCAATCCCTTGGCTCGACTGTCCAAGAAATGCTTGATAATGAGGGTAATCAGGAAGGTTGGAAGAAAAATTCAACTGGTTGGTGGTATGTCAATGCAGATGGTTCTTATCCAACGAATAAATGGCAGAAAATCAATAATTCCTGGTATTACTTTGACAGCAATGGCTACATGAAGGCTAACTCATGGCACAAGCATTCAGATGGGTACTGGTATTACTTGCTACCAAATGGCGCAATGGCCACTGGTTGGGTACTTATCAGTAACAAGTGGTATTACTTCAAAGAAGATGGCAAGATGGCCACTGGTTGGGTCAAGTATAAGGAGCACTGGTACTATCTCGATTACCAAAAAGGAGAGATGGTATCAAATGCCTTTATCCAATCAGCTGATAAAAAAGGCTGGTACTACCTTAAATCAGACGGAACAATGGCAGATAAGCCAGAGTTTACGATCGAGCCTGATGGCTTGATCACTACAAAATAAAATAAAAATAGAAAGTCAAAAATATAGTATCCTAAACCGCAGGCTCAGGCTTGCGGGCTTTTTTGTTTGCTCTAGAATAAAATGTGATATAATATAGATATTAATAAATACCTACTTTTCTAAACGCTAGCTCTCACTAGCATTTCATAACAATCCATAGGACTAGGTCAGGAAGCATACGATGCCCTGGCCATTTTTATTTTCTCTGAAAGTACTTTCTGAATTAAAAAAGTTTAAATTTCTTTGTGTTTATTCTTTTTTTACGAATAGATAAGTAGGAGGAAGAAATATGAAGATTTTAAATATTGAATTAGCAAATGTAGAGCAGACGGACTTAGGTTTTGAGCATTTGATAGATGTTACTTATACAGTCCCAATTTTAAAGAATGAATACACGGTCAAGCTATTGTTACTTATGGAATGCAAGATAGAGGACAAGGAAGTCATTGAATATCTGGTCACTACCTGGAAGTATCGTGATCTCGTGTTGCATTCAGTGC